TACCGGCAATACAGAACTCAAGATAAGTATTTCTAAAAGCTGCTGACTTATTAAATGCATGAACAAAGTCTTCAATGGTATCATGTTTGTCATTTTGTTCAACAAACCAAGAGTCAAGTTCTAAGGTATGAGCAAGAGTTCTTAAGAAGATCAAGATGGATCTGTCTCTCTGAATCTTGATACCTGTCTTAGTTTCACCATCTGCAAATGCATATTGGCTTGCTTTTACTTTACCAATTTGACCTTCATATCTTCCTTTGCTTTCATCATCTTTGTCAATCAAAAAACCTTCAAAGCCTTCAATAGGTTCTGTTTCTACATGCAACATAAGGTGATATGCACCAGGGATAAACTTAAATTCCTCAAGTTCAATGCTGTTAATTTTCAATACATGGTTACCTGGAGTGATTGTTTTTGGTACTCCTGAACCACCGGTTCCTAAGTCTGTTGTGCTTAATGCCATTTTATTTGTTTTTTAATTATTATACATAAATTTTATCCCAGTGAAACTCAAGTTCACCTTTTTCATTCATCTCAGAAACTACTATTTCTTCATTTCTTAAATGCTCTGGACGAGCACCACAAGTTACTTCTTCACTTGTTTTAAAAGATAATATGGTCTTATTACCTTTTCTATACATATAGCCAATTGCATCTGCATTAGCACAAATAAGAGATTTAATTTTACCTGTCAAATCAATGTTTGCAGCCAATACCATCTCACCCTTATCATCTACTTGCTTGTCCTTAATGTGACCTGCCAAAATAATGTGGGGAGCTAAAGTATCAATAAAATCTAAAACTTGAAAGAAAGCTTGTCTTAAATATAAATATCCAGCACCATTTGGTAAGGACAATATATTATCACCGTCATAGTTCTTACCCATACTGGTTTGGCGGTAAAGCTTGATAGCTAAAGGACCTACCATATCTTCTAATGCAGTTACAGTATCTATTGTAACATACTTATATGGATTACCTGCAGCTTTAATTGCTTTACCAGCATCAAGCAGCTCTTGTAAAGAGTTTACTTGAATCTTAAGAGCTTCAACATAATCAGAACCATTTTCCAAATCAATGATTAGATTCTCGTCAAGACCTGCAAAGGCACTTGTTTTACCAGTCTTTGGTTTAGAATAGATGATTAATCTCTTAGGGTTAACTCTTTGAGGACCCACCTTTTTAGTTGGAAGTACAATACTCATCTTACTTTAGTTTTTGTGCTAGTTTTTGAAACTCCACAGCAATTCTTAAAAGAATATCAGAAGCTGATTCCTCATCAGAATAAAAAACATCTTCTTCTTGTTTAGGAGGAAATTCACTTTCAAAGTCTGGGAATAAACTTTTCTGTAATCTAGGAAGTTCTAGTTCATCTTCTTTTGCTTTTGCTTCAGCTTCAGCTTTTCTTTTCTCATAAAGAGCATAAGTAATCTCAGTACCATCTTTGAGAACAGCAATCATTTCAGAAACAGGTACTGTATACAAAATATAAGGTTCACCCTTAAAGCTTGTACCAGACTTAGTTTCATACTCCTCATCATAAAAAGGATTATACTTGTATTTAAACAACTGTCTGTCACTTGAGAAAGGTGTTACATCTGTAACAGTTCCTTTATCATCAGTAACATTGTCATAGAACTCAATATAAATGTCCTCTCCTCTACCAATTTCAGATTCAAAGAACTGAACTTGTCTACCATACTTACCTTTCTGAAAAAAAGCAGTCTTGATAATAAAGAATGGGTCAGTTAATTTAAGAGCTCTGAATGTGTCCATGTGCTGGACAAAAAATTCTTTTTCTCTTTCTTTTCTTGTACTCATACTTGGGTTTTAAATTGTAACTTTTTTTGTTGCTTGAGCAGGTGTGTCAACTTCTATAATCCGCATAGTATCCCTATCCAATTTAAAGAAGCTCATCCTGGTGGTACCATTTCTAGATTTCAAAAAGTGAAATACCAAGAGATCCTCATCATTGATTATATATCTCTCTGGTCCATACTGTCTTATCTTTCTAATAGATGGTTTGTTGATACCCATTACAACATCTGCATGTTGCAATAAAGCATCTGAACCATAGATGTCAGAGTCAAGAATATAATTACCATATTCTCCATCTCTTGATCTATCAGGGTTATCAATATTTCTATTAAGCTGACTAAGAACTAAAAAAGCAACTGGATATTTCTTTTTCATCATAGTGAGAGCTTCACCTAAAGCATTCAACATCTCAAACTTGTCCTTTTGTCCTTTACCTACTCTAAATAGAGCTGAGTGATCTATTGTTACTAGCATATTAGTATATGTACCATCTTGTTTCTTGTGTTTTTCCATCTCATAATGGATGGTAGCACACATTTCATCAGTGGTACATGCATCATATACTACATTAATAAAATCTCTTTCAACAGATTTTTCATAGTAGTCCACGCATTTATAGAAAATTGCTTTATCTACAGGGTTGCCACCCTTACTCATTAATGTATTGTAATCAGCACCTGTATTCAGACTTAGTTTTCTTACCCCATTGGTTTCATCAACCATTTCCATCTGGAACTTCAGGATTCTAAATTCTTGGTCTTGGTTATTCTCAATGATATCACTGATTAACTGTTCCATGAATAAAGTCTTACCTGTACCGGGTCTAGCACCTACTATGGTGATAGTTCTCCATTCTAATCCATCACAAAAAGCATCATTAAACTTGGGCCAAGCACTAATCAGTGACTTTAGATCACCTTGTCTTCTTGCTTTAATCTTCATGATAGCTTTTCTTAAAGCATCTCTTTCACTTACAGGCAGTAAAGGCCTGGCACCATTGAATAACTCTGACATCTATACTGGATTTACTAAATTTAACTTCTTTTTTGCATAGTTGTAATATGCATGAGAAAGAGAAATCAGTATCTCAATTAATAAAAATTGCCCAATTGCTATAGGTATTATCAGTGTGTTGACCACAGTGTATGATACCATAAAAGCCGCTGCTGCAATTATAAATAGTTTCAACATTCTCATACTACTCTTTCTTTGAAATAAGAATCATTTGCATCATCTTCTTGGTTCTCTACTATTTCACAGTAGTTAGCAAGTTCAGACTCAAATGACTTATCTATGTTTTGTTTTCTGATAAAGTATTGTGAGGTTCTCATGTAGTTGTAACTTCTTACACTAAACTCATCAACATATTTATCTGTAGCCTTGAGAATTGTATCCCAAGAATAGCTGTAATTTTCAAAGAACCACTTAAAAGAACTTTCAAGATTCTTTACTGTTGTTCTTGCATACTTGCCAGAGGGTAACTTTCTATTAGGAAAGAGTTCAACAAACAACTTGATGTTGTCTACAAAGTCTTTTCCCATTAAGTCTGTGGAAGTTTTCTTCTTGGTTTTTTTAAAGAAACTCTCAATTTCTTCTATAAAGATAATACTTTTTTCAGTTAATTTCAAGCTTTCAGTTAACCAATTATCAGCAACCAATCTCTTGGTTTCTATTCTTGCATTAACAAAATCAGCAGGAATAAGAGATTTACTAATGCAGTGCAAAACATAAAATGCATTAGGAGATAACTCAACCTTTAACAATCTTACATATACTTCTTCCATTACCAGATAATTTTAGTGTTATACAAAGTTTGCATTATTTTATTAGTCTCATTAAATACATCTTTACTGTCCCAAGATTGAAACTTTTGGTATACAGCACTTGCAGGATGGGACAAAAAGAACTTGTAATTATTATCACTTACATCTTCTGCCCAAATATGAGCCTGTTTACCCATGTATATGTATACTAATCCTGTGTGAGATGTATTCAAATAGTCAAATAAGTAGTTAGCAAAAGTTCTCCAAATCTCATAATGCTTACCAATCTTACCAACTTCAGTTGTAAGAGCTGTATTAAGCAATAATATTCCTTGGTTAGCCCATCTTGTTAAGTCAGGATCCAAAGATTCCGGATGCCCATTATAGACAGTCTTGTTTACCTCATTAAGAATAAACTTTAAGCTTGGTTGCAATTTTCCTGTATTACTACAACTAAATGCAATACCATCAGCTACTCCAATAGTTGGATAGGGATCTTGCCCTACCATAACTATTTTAAGTTTATCTACAGGACACTCCTCAAAAGCTCTAAACATTTGAGCTAATGTAGGAGTAAATCTGTAGCCTTCTTGAGATAATTTTGCTAAGTCTTTGATACACTGATCAAAATCATTGCTGTAAATAAACCCTCTAAGTTTAACACTCCAACCAGATGGCTCTAGTTTCTGTGATAATTTAGACTTAATCTCTTCAATATCTAAGGTTTGTTTCATATTTATAGTAAATTTGTTTAAAATAATCTGTTATGGCAATTAAAACCAAAGAGCTGAAAGATGATGCAATTGTATCAATTCAAGTTAATAAAAACTTTTACTTGATGACAAAAGCTGTTGCTTTTTACTTGTACAATCAAATGCCAAAAGAAGGTACAGAAGAATACATTAAAGCTTGTATAACTAAACAGTATCAAGACTTAGATGATCTTCAAAGATCTTTTCACACACTTACAATTTTACTTGCAGAAATTGAAAAACAAGCAAAAGATGCAAACTTGTATTTAGAAAAGGAAATATTAGAGCCTACAGATGAAGGCTACGTGGCTCCTAAGCCAGATTAAGATTCCAATTTTCTCTGCCTAATTGAATACAAGCTTCAATAGCCAAAGCTAATTCATCTTTACTACAGTCAGCAAATGACTTGCAATATTCAGCATCTCCGCCATCATAACATAGGCCGGATTGTCTTTTGATAATCATTTTCATCTCATCAAAAGTATAGCCAGATTCTTTGGCTAATTCTCTAATACATGCATGCACTTTAGCCAATTGTGCTACACTGTGGTCTGTATCTGCTAGACCAATATACATTTCAACTTTCTGACCTTCAGAAAGCTTATCCAGAAATATTTGATAACTCAGTTTTGACTTGTCATCAGGGTAAACTAACTTACCATCTTGTTTAATTAGTTTTACTGTGAACATTTGTTAATTTTTTAGCAATTTGTTTGGCTAAATAAGGACTGCATTTGTATTTATACATCACATAGCCAGCTATAATTTTTGGACTCATTATTTCTATGTCCTTATTATCTAACTTTATTTCCTTTACTATGTGTTCTACTACTGCATTTGCCATTACTTAACTGCCATTGTTGTAGTGAATACCTCATGATTTAAAATCTCAAAGGCATAATTTTTGGCAACATTCCAGTAGTCTTTGTTTACTTTACTGTATAAACCATGTTCTTGAATTCTCAGGTCTCTGTAATTCTTGATTGCAAGAGTAACCATATGTATGTTATCCTCATCTGAAGACTCAAGCATCTTGATCATGTTCTTTGCTTCAAGGTCATTAGTATAACCCATTTTCTTTAGCAACTGTAACTCAGCCATATAAACAAATGGTCTGAATGTACCTGCTTTACTACCCTTGTGATACATATACCACAGGTAGTTTAAATTGCTATCTACATTTTGTGTAATTTCATAATGCTCTGCTGCAATTTCTGCTGTCAAAGCTTCCATTGCTGTTCTAATATCTTTATCCATTTCTTTGTAGGCATAGTGTGTGGCTAAACTTAACATAGGACTACCAAAATCCTTAAAAACATATATCATATGTTTTTTGATGCCGTGACTTACTCTTTTAATTCCAAAAAGTGTTGGTAAAAAAGCTTCTAGAGTATCATGTCTTATCTGAGCATAACTTCTCTTAATACCCATTAATTACTTTAGAAAATTAATATAAGCTTGTGCAGCTTTTCTGGAAGTATAACGCATTGGTGAGCCAGAATTGTTCTTAACAGTCTTCCAAAAGAACCATAAGAACTTTTTCTTTACTAAATACCAAGTCATATAACCATCTTTTTCTTCTACTACTTTGTAGTCTTTTTTGTTTACACTCATCATTTTAGGTTTAAATTATACTTTTATCTTTTCCATTTTTCAACTGTTTGGTTGGCCAGTAAAAATCACACTTAGCCTCCTCTACATTGTAAGGTGCTTCAATATATGACTGCATATACTCTCCTGCTTTAGCTTTATACCTATAACAACTGTCTTTTAAAGGACAATCATTACCAGTACAGATTGACATATCTGGCATAACTCAGAGTATAAAATTAAGTAAAATATGACCAAAGCCAATTCCGGCTAAAAAGTAAACAAGATTGTTTACCCATTTTGGATAATTTTCCATCTTAAAATAAATTAAAAATTACTTGTAAAATAGCACCAATACCACACATAGCAACAGCTATAAGCAATAGAGCAGTTGTAATACCACCTACTTCTTCTTTACGGTCTTCTCTGTTTAGTTTCATAGTTCTTCATCTGCGTAATATTCTAAAACTTCAAAGTGAGACATATTCCCACAATTAACACACTCAAGCCTATCACAAGAAACATGATGTACTGACAATGATTCATGAGCACATAAGTCACACTTAATTAAAGCAGATACCCATCCTATTTCTTGTTCTTCTTTCATTGTTCTTGTTGTTTAAAGGTTTTTACTTATCTTCAATAGGAATATATCCAATTATAGCACCTAAACCAGTAAATGTACCTATAGTATAAACTATCTCAGCTTTACCAACAGGTTCCCAATTACATGTACACATCTTGTAAATACATCTAATTTCTCCAAAAATTGCTACTACAGCAAATAAAATTGGTAGAAATGTTAGTATAACTACCCCTGCTTTATTTTTCATTCTTTGTTTGTTTATAATCAATAATAAATCCAACTGCCACAATTATATTCATACCCAGGGACATAAGTATTTCATGTATGTCTTTGTATACATTCACACTAAGATGTACATGACCTACCATCCAAAAAGGTATGGACAAGTTTTGGCTTATCCATACCAATGTATATTTAATAAAGTGTTTCATTTGCTATTATACAAATGGTTTAGATAACCTAATTCATATCCTTTTGCGGTCTTAGACCAATCTTGAACCTTTACAAATTTATAAGTTTCCTTTTTCTTTGCAACTGGTTTAGCTTGAGCAAGATATGAAATAATTGGGATCCATACAAGAGAACAAAGCACCATTATAATTTTAGTCTCCTTCTTCATTGTTGATTCTCTTTAAGTCTCCTGTTTTTCCCTTGTCTAAGCTCTTCTTCCCAGAATTCTCTAACTTGAGCTGCCTTTGTAATCTCTCTTGGATTCTCTTGTTTAACTCTGAATAGTCTAATTTTCTCTTGTTCTCTTTCATACTCTTCCCAATTGTAGATTTCTAATTCTTTCATGCGAGCCATATCTGCAATAGTCATTTCTTCTGGAACCTGACCATCATTCTCATGCATGACACGCATGTATATTTCTTTCATTCTTCCCATATCTTTAAAAGGTTTTTTACAATATATTGTGCACCAATGTTTGCTGACTTAAATCCTTTCTTATCAGTAAACTTTTTAAGCTGTAACATTACTGTAGGTGTAAGTGCAAATCTTACTATTTCTAGCCTGTTCTTAGGTTTAATTAAAAGAGGATTCTTTACAAAATCATATGGATATTTCTTTAAAAGATCTTCTACATTAGCCAAGAAAAAAGGATCTTTTCCATGGTACAACAGGTAACAGTTTTTCTTGGCATGATTAATACTAGAAAGACTATTAAGATTAGTATAGGCTAATATATCTTTCTCAAGCATTTTAAATTCAAAAGATAAAACACCTATAACATAGTATCTTTTATCAGTTAACTCTCTGTCACGCTTTTTAGGACCCATATAAAGAGTTCTGAGCTCATTAATTAGGTCCATCTTTGTGTAATTTGCCATAAAATTTAAATTAATTCTAGGTCAGCTTCTTTAATAGCTTCTTCCTCCATGTTAGCAACTCTTTCATCTAAAGGAACAAACCTACTAGCATCATAGTACTCATATGGAAAACAGTCAGCAGATATTTGCACCTCTTTAAGAAGT